GAGCACCAGCAGAAGCAGCAGTAGCAACAATATTTGAACCAGTAGATGGAGTGATGATAATAGTTGCACCAGCACTACACCAAACTGCTTCGTTCCAAACTACATGAACATATCCAATAGTTCCAGTTCCAATTCCAGTAGTTCCACCAGCACCAATACTGATTGGTGATGCAAGGTTTGGATCTTCAAAGAAAACAGCAATTGGGGTAGCAGTACCAAGTCCAACTGTACTTGTACCAGAACCAGTAGTATTCAATCCAGAAACTTGTACGATCAACTCGTCATAATAACTTGTGGAAAGACCAGAATGCATCTTGGTTCCATAATGTCTATAAGTCCATCCACGATTTTCTGCAAAGCAATTATAAGGACTTCTAGTTCTATCAATTGCTTCAAATTGAGAATTAATTGCAGAATACTTACCAAAATATTTGGGAATTGCATAATTATTTGCTGCAGTCTCTGCGTTTGTTGAAATACCCCAAAGTGCCATGTGATTTCTCGTTAATTTTTTTCCTAAATTTATTTATAAAAATAGGGGAGTATGAATCTCCCCATTAAAATAATAGATTGTTATTGACTAAGGAGTTAAATCTTTAGCACCTTTATTTTTCAGTTGTCCTTGGACCTGTAAAAGAATGAGTGAAAGAATACCGTTTGATTTTACTTTTGGGTTTGCTCCAAGTGCTTCCGAAACTGCAAAAAGAACAGTTGCGATAAGAGCCTGATTTGCTAAACACCAAGCAACTACTGCTGACATAATAACTCCTCCATAATGGTCTTCAACTATTTATCAACAATTCCACTTTCTTAAAGAAAGTGCTTTTCTCGTTGGACGACCTTTCTCGTCTTTCATTGGACCAGGCATTCCACCCATACGAGCACAGAATGATTTTCTACGTTTTGCTGCTTTTGAATCTGGGTCTAATTCTGAAGGTGGAGTTGTCACTGCCATTGAAAGTTTTGAACCAGGATTTTCTCTTCTATATGAAGCAATTCCTTTTTTATTCAATCCACCCTCAGGATTTTTTCCTTCTTTTCTTTGCCAAGCAGCAGTTTTTTCTTCACCAATAATTCCAGAATTTAATTGAAAGTTCTTTTTCTTTTTTGCATCTGCTGCTTTTTTAAGAATTGCCATCATAAGAACTTTTTTCCCATCATCCTCACAACCACACTCTTCTACTACTGCTTTTTTCTTTTTTTTCTTTTTTGGTTTTTCAACATCTGCGTTCATTTGCTTCATCATTTTCAAAACACTAGCAGTTCTTTTTCTGGTTTCACTTGGTTGATGTGAAGAAAATGTTTCTCTAGAGTGTTGTCTAAAAGTTTCATCCTCGTGTGCTTCTTTGACTGGTTCTGGATTTCCATCCATATAATCAGCAACAGTATCAATATAATCTGCTGCTTTGGAAATTTTAGATTGAACCCAAGCAGGAAGCTGCTGTGTTTCTGATTTGATTTTCTTACGAAGAGATTTGACTGATTTTTCTATTGTAGAAAGTTCATTTTGTGCCATACCACCTTCTTCGTCTCTTTCTTCTTTTATATTTGGGTTGATTTCAATTTTGTTTTTGCCACGCATCACATCAATAATTTTTTTCTTTTCTGTTTTTCCATTTTTATCATCAACTTCAATAATAAACTCTTCTTTCCAATTCGAATACTCTTCACCCATTCTTTGTTGAATTAACCCTGCTCTAATTTTTGGATTTTGTCTTGCTCTTTGCCCTAAAGTTTTTGCCTTTGGACCAGCAGAACCTTCAGGAACACCACCAGAAGGAGGAAGTCTTTTAGTTGCTGGAACTAATCTTTTTCTTTGTGGTGAAAGTAATTTTGGTTCTGGTGCTCCTGATATTTGTTTTGCTCCACCATATGATGCTGGAGTTGTTACACCAGAAGGAGATGATTTTTCTCTTGCTGGTCTCCCTGGAGATTTTGGTTCTTTTTTTTCTGGTTGTGCTGATTTTGCTGCTTTTGCTTTTTTCTTTGCCGCAAGATATCCAACCCCATGAACTGCTGCTTTAGCAAGTCCACCAGCAAGAGATGCCACATTTCCAACTGCTTTTGTATAAGCAGTTGGGTCTGTATCTTTACTCGAAATTGTTTGTGTTTTAACCCCAGAAAGAGCAGATTTTATTCCTTCTTTATGTTTTTCAGTTCCTTTCTTTTTAAGATTTTCTAATTCTTTTCTTTTTTGTTCTTCATATTTTTTCTTTTTAAACTCAAGTTGCTGTTTCAGATACTCAGTATACTCAGATTTTTTCTTATTATTTTTTTCTTTTTTATTTTTTGTTTGTTCGTCTTTCAAAGCTGCTTCACCTGCTTTTCTAATTTCAGCAGCAGTCATATTTTTTTTATCTTTTGCTTCAGTAATAATTTCCTTCCAAGGTCTCATTTTACTTAGATACTTTTTTCCTACTGATATTTATGTTTTTCTTCATTGTTGGTTTTATTTCAACATCAGTATAAGAACTTACTGGTTGTCCTGGTGTCGTCTTTTGTGTATGCGCTCTGTATTCGCAAGTTCCAACCTCGTAAACTTCACGAACATCTTTCAACCAACTTTTAAACATCACACCTTCTTTCGTTACACAAATTAAATGATTTGCTCCTCTACGAAGAATTCTTCCAACCAATCCACTATTTAAGTTTTCCACTAAAGCACCAACATCAAATAATCCATTTTTTTTATAGTTCCATCTCATTCCATCATAATCCATTTCTGGTGCAATCTTCCAGATTTCAGTGTCTTCACTTACTTTCATTGAACGAGCAACAGTATTAAACATTTCCTGTTTCTCTGCAGTATCCATATTTAAGGGAAGACCAGTAGCAAATCTTTCATAATCTCCCGTTGCTGCTGCTGTTCTCATCATCGCAGAAGAACCAGGACTTTCAACATCACTATCGGGGTCTTTTACACCAGATGGAACTACCTCAATATTATTAAACTGATATTGCTGTCCGTCTCCTTTATGAACTAAACTTTGGAATTCACCAAGTCTATCTTGTCCAGTTACAATAACAACATCAGTATATCCATCTTCATATACAGAACCCAAAACATCAAAGATAGTTCTTGCATCATCACTATCTACAATATAATCCGCATATTCTGGGAACATCGATTGCATATAGGAAATCTTTAGTCCTGGATTGAGTGGATTTGCTGCTCCATCTTCAATACGACTTGGATAAACTCTAAATTCAAATTTTCTTCTATTTGCCTGCGTATATCCTGCCTTCAGTAATGCCCCGTGATTTTTGGATGGTGGATTAAATCTACCAATCACAATCGCAACACCATTAACTTGCTCTACTTCTGGTTGCTGTTGTTGCGCTGCTTGTTGTGGTGCTGCTTGTTGCTGTTGTGCTGTTGCTTGTTTCTTCACTCTTTGTTGCTGTTGAGCATCAGCACCACCTTGACCAAAATATTTTAACTTTCCACCTACAGTTTTTGCTACAAGATTTCCCTGACTATCATACCAATCACCATGACCGTCACCTTTAAGTCCGCGGTTCTTTGCTTCAGTAGACGCAAGTGTTTCTACTGCCTCTTTAATAAATCTAGCAAAACTTTTCATTTATATGGTATTTTTAGTTATTTATCCACTAGAAACTGTCACGAAGTAATCTCAAATCATTAGCATCATCTAGTGAAAAATTACTTCTCGCAACACCTTCACTTTTTAATGTCAACGTTGGTCTGAATGTTTTATTACTACTACTCGTTTTCCCTCTAACAATTAAACTAGCAGATGATGGAGCAAATCTCGGAATATCAATTGGAAGTTTCGAATTCAAACCCATTTTATCACTACCAAGAATATAAAATCCCTCATTTTTTATCTGTATATAATAGATACCCTTACTATTATAATAAGATATAATTTTAGAAACAATGTCTGGTCCAGATGCGAGTGTTGTTTGTGGAAATGGATTTGAACTTCCAGTTTTTTCAATTAAAAGTTTTTCGTAATATAAAACTTTAGAAAGATTACTATTATTAATAATATTTTGCAAATCAACAGCAGTTAATTTATCATTTGGCAATCCCCAAGATTGCTGTATCTTTCTATCTACGTCATATTGTGAATAAAGATAATTATATAAACTAACTATTGATTGTGGTTCTGTTCCATCAAATTTTGCTACCCAAGAAGTTCCATTAAATGTAATTGCTTTTTGCCCAAAGTCAGCCTGTGTGGTCGTTTTTGCTTCAACTAAAAGAGTTTGTCCTGGATTATTGACAGAAGGTATCGTCAAATCTGGACCACTCCCAAATCCAGCATTTTTTGGAATATTTTTAAAAACTGATTTTAATTTATTTCTAAGAGTAACTTCATATTGTTTTCCTGCTAGTGCTGGATTAGACATATAAAAAATCCCCTCTTTCTTGTATTTAGAAAGAGGGGATTGTATTTATTCTTCTACTTGTTCTCCAATCTTTTCATCAAGAAGACCAATCACTTCTCGAATTTTATTAATCCTTTCTGTTGGAAATTCATAACTGTATCCTTTTTGTGCATCAAAAAGAACTTGTCTAATTGTTGCTGCAGAAATCAAATCAATTTTAATAGATACTGTTTTTTCTTTAGTCATAGTGCCTCCAATTTTTGCTTCACAGATTCTGGGGTTGCTTTTACACGATACTTAACTTCATCTCTTTTGGAAAGTTCTGTAAGAATTTCAGCAGTAATATCCCAGAGTTCAGATGAGTGTCGGTGATTGTAAGGCCAAGGTGTTTCAGTCATCAGATATCTCCAACTTCACGATTTTCACTATAATAAACATCGAAGAAACCATCGGGATAACGTTTCATCAATTTATCAATATTAGTTTGAATCACTTCGTCAAAAGAAACATCAAGAGCAATACAAGCCTGAGCAACATACCACATAGTATCTCCAAGTTCCTTAATCAGGTGAGTGCGAGTTTCATCATTCCAAGATTTACCTTGAAATACCATCTTTTTCACAATCTCCATAAACTCACCACCCTCAGCATTAATACCAACAGCAGCAGTCAGAAGACGTTCAATATTAGCACCCTTTTCATCCAACTGAACCATACGGTCAGATAGAGCAAGAAAATCTTTGGATGCATCAGAAGTTACAGCATCTACAAAGTTTTGATATTTACCAAAGTCAATTCGTTGTGTCATATTGTTAAAATTTAAATCCTGAGAATTTGTCTGTGTTTTTAGATTCTTCATAAGTATACTCTTCTTCTTGTCCTGCGTCAAGTATATCTTTTTGAGCACTTTGTTCCACATCATAAAGACGCATTTTTGCTCTATCAATACCAACTACAAATCTTTTATTCATTGTTGGATCATTATACCTGTTCTTTAATTGTTTTACCATAATCTGCCCAAGTTGTTCCAACTCTTCTGTGCTAATAAGGGCAAACATAAGATCAGCAGTAGCAGGGAGACCAAAGGATTCAGAAGTATCAGTAAGGTCAGGGTCAGAACTAGAAAAACCACTACGAGTAGTCTGGGTAGCCGAAACAATTGGAACATTCGATTCAACTGCAAGTCCACGAAGTTCTTCTGCAATTGCTTTAACATATGAGTAAGAATTAACTGAAAAATTACTCTTATACCTTGAGGACCCACAAATATTAAGGTAATCAATGAAAATAATATCAGGTTTAAATGATTTCTTAAGAGAGAGTTCATTTAGAAGTGCTCTGAAATGTCCTGCGTGTGCGGAAGCAGTTGGGTACTCTTTAATAATTAAAGTTCCTTGTGTCTTCTTCGCAATATTATTTACTTTTGTATCAAACATTGATTTTGGTAATGTTTCGATATCTTTGATATTTACATTTAGGAGATTTGCGTCAATTCGTTCAGCAATTTTCTCTTCTGCCATTTCAAGCGTAATGTACAATACGTTCCGTCCTTGGAGCAAGACGGAGCTAGCCATATGGCACATGAATAAAGATTTGCCGACACCCGTACCAGCAAGTGCGATATTAAGAGTTTTGTTAGGGAGACCCCCTTTGGTAATTTTGTTAAAATATTCCAAATCAAATGGGATTTTGTCTTCTTTTCTGTGATAAGAGTCATATCGTTCTTGGTAA